CTTATCCAAAAGTGATTTGACTTTTGTGGGTATAATATATCTTTTATTAAATTACCAAATTTTCTCATTGGCCTTACAATTTTATAAACTTTATTTACTTTCATAATGTTAATTTTAATATTAAAGTTATTATTATTATTAATGTAATTATTAAATTTATTTTATGTTGTTTACTCATTTGATTCCTTATTTTCAATCATAAGTTCCATTAATGATTCTTTTAAATTTTCTAAATGACAATCTTGCATTTTAGCTTGTTCTTTAACTACTTGTGTTATCATAAATGGTAAATCTTTAAATAAAGTTTCAACATCAAATACAACACATCTATCATCTCCATAATACATATAAAATTCTCCTTCACTACATTGTAGTGAAGTAGTATCATAAACGTAAGTATGTTTTTTAGCAAATTCTAATTGCTTTTCTAAATCTTTGATTTTCTGTTTATCTGTCATATTATGAGTTTTGATACCTAAAATTAGATATATTAGTTAAAGATGTTTTAACCCACTCTTTTTGGTATGGTCTTAAATTATCTGCAGTAGATAACATTTTTAATGTTGCTTCTACATCTATTAATGCTGAGTTTTCTTCAAATGTTAGTTTCATATTATTTATTATTATATAACAAATATATATAAAATATATTAAAAACAAAAGAAATTTATTAAAAAGTCCTGTTTGGTAAAAAAGTGGGTGTATAATTTCTTTTTTGTTTATATGATTCACCTAAATACATATAAAACAAACAATGAACAGAAAATTCTGATAGTTTATCATATTCAAGCATTTTTTTATGATTAGGCAATTGTACGTGCTTTAAAGCAAATAATCTTTTATCTTTTAAAGTGGGTTGATTATTAAATTCTTTTTTTAATTCTTTTTTATTCATAATTTGTCTTATTTAAAAATACATTGTTACATTTTTTACATAACCACATATAACCATTTTGTGCTGAACCAATATAAACTGATTCATTTCCACATTTTTTACATTTTTTATTGTATTGCATACTTTCCAAAATTAGGTCTTGATAATAAAGAATATGTAGCATAACGACAGGGGTCAATAATATGGTTATGCTTATCTTCAGGTATATTAATTAATTTACCACTTCTATCCTCTTTCCATTTATAATTCCTAAATTCTTGTATTGCATTATTACTATCAGATGTAATATGTATTTTATATCTTTTTAATAAATCTATTCCTGCATTAACTGAATCCTTACCTTTTAAACTTGGAAATATATTATGTCCCATTCTTCGTAGCTCTGCTATAAGTCTTGGCTCTGCACTATCAGCATATATTGGATTTCTTGATAGATTTTGTTCTTTTAAAAATACATTAATGTCTTGAGTTGTCATTTGTGTTCTATATAAATGCTCCTTAATATACAAATTATAGTTTAAAGAATAAACTGAAACAAATGTTGTTGGGTCATTTGTAAAACCAAAGTCCATTCCATAAGCTATTAATTTAGCATCTTCTGGTATTTTATTTATTTCTAAATATTTGAATATGGTATTTATACTGGTTGCTCTTTCTCCCAATCCATATATTTGCCAATATTGGTCATCTGTTTCTTTTAATCTTTCTATTTCTTGTTTTATTATATCTTCTAAAAATGGATTGTCTAAATAAGTTGTTTTATAAAAATCGCAATCTTCTCTTGTTATTACATTATCATAAATCCAATGGTATTCATCTGATGGATTAAAGTCAAGTATAATTCTTTCTTGTGTTCTAAAGATTAATTGCTGCCAATCCTCCCAATATAATTCATTACCCTCATTAATAAATAGTAAATCCCTTTTACGACCTCTAATTTTTTGTGATTGGTCAAGTGAAGTAAATTCTATTAAGTTTCCAAATAAATGATATTCACTATTACTTTTGTTATGAAATTCATCCCTATAAACTTGATATTGTTTTAATATTTGTAAAAAATCTCTTAATACTGTTGCTCTTAAACTTGGAAAGGTTTTACGACAAATAGTTATTATTTTACCTGTATTATTAGTACAATAATAAAATATAATAAATAAAAGTATATTATATGTTTTTCCAGAACGAGTACCACCTTGCTCTACAATTATTTTTTTATTGCTGTTTACTAAATGTTTGTAAACAACATTAGTCTGTATCTTCGGTTTTATCAATTATTTCTATTTGAAAGTTAGTAGGCATTCCATCTGCTCCTGTAATTTCTTGTCTTTCAATATATCCTCTTTTTTTACCTTTTGTTTTTAAATAAAAAATAGTTGCTGATGTATTACCACTTCCTATTTGTTGATGTAACTGACTTTCTGCAAAATCAAGTGCAATATTTTCTATGTCTTGTACTTGTTCTGCAAATTCCTCATCCTCTTTTAACCATTTATAAAATGTGCTTCTTGGAATATCTGCATTTTTACAAGCTATGTTTACAACACCTAAACTTTTTTCTAAAGCTTTTAATATTGATTCCTTTTTTATGTGTCTACTTTTGTTCATATTAATTCAAAATTAGCTGTTATTCTTTTATTAGAACTTATTTCTTTTATTCTATTATTAGATTTTTGCTTTTTATTTCTGCCAAACCTTGTACAAGTCCAATCAGATGAACGCTTTAAAGCGTGAATTAAACTTGGTGCTGATGTTGTTATAGTATATCTATTTTTATTTTGTTTATATATCTTACCAATCTCATTTAAAAATTTAATTCCAAATCCTGCCCCTTGATAATCTGGTAATATTACTAATCTATGTACCTTTTTTATATTAGGGCTATATGGATGTGGAAAATGTAATATACTTATAAACCCTGCTATTTCATTATTTATTGTTGCTATATATATGTGTGCTGCATTATTATGTGTATGGTTTAAATAATGGTATTTAGCAAACATTCCCCAAATAGACTTGTCTTTTGCTTTAAATATACTAAATTTAATTTCTGGTCTATTTTTTTTTTGCCCTTCATTTAAATGAAAGGTCATTGTATCTGTATTAAATATCCAATCAGGCATTAACCAATCCTCTACATCATAATGACAACCTACGGCTATAAATCTTTTTTTTGTTTTTCTAATTGCTTTTTGCATAGCAAAGCTTCCTATTTTAGCTACATTTCTATCTACAACACTTGTAAACTCATCAAATACTATTAGCTCATTATTTTCCAATATAGCTCTGGCTAAATTTACCCTCATCTTTTCCCCATTAGATAAAATAGCATAAGGCTTTAACCAGCTTGGTGGACTACTAAAACCTACAGAATTAAATGTTTTAGTTATATCATTTACAGAACATTCTTTAGGCATATCATCTAAAATACATTCTGCAGAATATTTATAATCTGTTATATAAGCATCTTCAAATAATTGTTTAGCTATTGTAGTTTTACCTGTTCCACTTTTACCTACAATTAATCCAATACTCCAATCATTAGGTAAATCAATATTACCTTTAAAATGTTCTACAATATTTTCTGACTGTAAATCAAATTTTCCTATAACATTTGATACTCTAAAACTTAATTTAGGTTTACTTTTTTTTATAATGTCAAAAGTCGGCATATATATCCTTTATTAATTAATTCATTATATAATTTTTCTTGTTCATCTTCATTTTCTAACTCAATTTCTATTCTATAAGATTCATTAATATTATTAGAAAAATCTTGAGCATCTACATCAACATCAAATTTTGGAACATCCATACCCCAATCTTTTAATTCTGTTATATCCCAATTATTAGCTAATATATCCCAATCCCACTCACCAAAACCTACATTATCTTTTATTATAAATTGTTCTATTTGTTTATTTGTTAAATTATCAGCTTTAATAATATAAACCTCTTTCAATCCAATCTCTTGACAAGCCTTATATCTCATATTACCACCAAGTATACCCATTTCTTTATTTACAACAATAGGCCTTAACTTTAACATTTCTGGAAATTCTTTAATACTCTTAACTAATTTTTTAAATTTAATATTATTTATTGACCTTGGATTAACAGGGTTAGAAAATATATTATTAATATTAACCTTTTGTATCATAACTATATATATAACGTATTTTATTTATTAATTAAATTATAATTATTTAAATATAATTCCATTGTTGGCTTAAATTCTTTAATAGATGTAGCAGAAGGATGATTCATTTTAATCATTTTTTCATATTCTTTTATTAAATAATTAATTGCTTTTTTATTTTTATTTGCTTTATTAAAAGATAAAGCTATAAATTCTCTTATACAATATGTAACTATTTTATTTTTTGAATAAAATTGTACCAAAGCTGATATTTCATTTAATAAATATAGTGAAAAATGTAAATCATTTATTTTTGCTTTTCCTTTTTTAAAATTTCTATTATTTGGTTTAAAAAAAAGATGTATAATATTTCCAACTGATATATTACTTGAATTAGCTAAATATAAATCATAAACTTTTTTATAATCTTCATTATAATTAGAAAAAGATTTTAAATAATCTAACATAGTCCAAGCTCTATTTCCATTATTTAAACTTATAATACAATCTAAATGTTGTTTTTGTATTTTAGTATCAACCCAATTAATAATATATGCAGGAATAGTTTCTTGTTTTAACAATTTAGCACTGTTAATTCTATGATGACCTTCAATTACATCTCCAGTAGAAGATACAACAACTGGCATTAACCAACCATATTCATTTAACTTGTGTTTAAAGTTTTCTGAATGTACTGGCATCATATCTCTATTTAATTCTGCCATTTTTAAATCTTTAATTAAATAATAAGGGTTAAAATCCCCTCTTTGTAGTTCTGTTTTTTTCATTTTTGTCTTTGTTTAAATTAATATATGTATTTATTCTGTCTAATTCTTTTAACAATCCTAATAATTCTCTTTCATTAAAGTTTATTCTATTGTGTCGTTTTTTATTTCTTTCGTATGTACAATTAAATATAATAAATTGAGTTAAATTATTTTTATACTTTACAAAATATAAATAATCATCTATTTTTTGTTGTTCTTGCATTAATTAGTTCTTAATTTAAGTAATGTATAACATTCAATATATTTTAATTTTGCTTTACTTTTATACTCTTGTTTAAATAATTCATATAATTTTTTTGTGTATTGGTATTTTGTAATACAATTTTTGTAATATTTTTCTGCAAACTTTTTACCCTTACCTTTAAAGAAATTTACATTATCTGCTGTATCGCCTACTATCATTTGTTCATAGAAATTATATAATGCTTCTTGTTCGCTAATATCTAATACTATTTTATGTTTAGGATGATAATTATACATTAAACAAGGAAACTGCTTGTAATCCTTATCAATACTTATAATCATTACATTATCTCTACCAAATTCATTGGATAATGTATGCCAATATCTCGCTACCATATCATCTGTTTCAATACCAAACCCATATTTGCTATCGTATGTATCTTTAACATATTGATGCATATCGTGTAATAATGGGGGCAACTCTTGTTTTTTTCTATTAGCTTTATAATTTTTAGTTAATAATTTTCTAAAATTACCTTTGCATCCATTAAAAGTTATAACTTTATCAATATCATATTTTTCTTCTAAGTCATTTACAATTTTCATAAACTGCTCATCAAATTTAGCGATAGCATCATCTATATTTGTATAATAAGGAAATTCATCAGGTAAGTTTTTAATTCTACAACAACTTGCAAAAACTAAACTATCAGCATCAAATAATAATATCATTTAACTAAAACTAAATTAAGTTCTTTAGCAACATAGTTAATATGTTTTTGTGTAGTTTGTGACCAATAACCTAATTGTTCTAACTTATTACCATTAATAGTAGCAACGTGTGTTGTATAACTCCATACCTTATTACCGTGAATGGTTAAGTTTTGCTTGTATTTATCTAATTTATACATAATTTATTTATTTAATTTTCCACAAATAGGAATTACTTGTGTTGTATATTGTTGACCTTTTTTTATTTTTTTATTACCCACTATAATATCATCTTGTGCAATATGTTTTTTTCTTGACGTATAACCACATATACCACTATATGTTATTAATTTTGAAAAACCTAAATATTTATTATTAGAATAATATTCTAAATGATAACCTATATTTTTAAATTCTGTTTTATACATTTTGTTTTAATTATATAACAAATATATATAAAATATATTAAATAAAAAAAAATATTTTAATTATAAATTTAAATTTATTTTACTTGCTTGATTTTCTTTTAAAAGATATACAGGTTTTAAAAGTCTTTTTTTAGTCCACATTGTAGTATCAGGACAATACATTTTTACTGGCTCTGGCAATTTTATTTTATTTAACCAATATAAAAAATTTCCTTTAGGGTCATTTACAAAATACAATTTAATAATATCATCATCCATTTCCATTAACTTATCATACTTGTATTTTTCAAGCATTTTATCTTCATAATATTTAGTTCTAAATTTCATTTCAATAACACAGGGATGTCCTTTAGAAGTATAACCAGAAGCATCATAGTGTTTATAACCATCACCAGTCCAATCTAAATCCCAACCATCTAAATTTAAAAACCATACAACAGTTTTTTCCCATTTTTCTACTGTTTTAATGTTCATTATAAATGACATTCAATTCTTTTATCCATTTATTTATTAATTTGGGATTACAAGTGCAAGGTTCAAAGTATTTATGTTCGTAATATTGTGAGTGCAGGATGCATACCAAACGAAATTCACCTCTTGTGATAGTGTCATTTTTGGATTCTCTAAATTTACTCCATAATTTATAATCATCTTTACTAAATTTTACCATCTTTTTATTTTTATATCATTCCATTTTTTTCTTCTTTCATCACATTTACAATTTGGGTTTATTTTTTTCCAAATATATCTTATACCTGTATATTTTGTAAAATAATAAACTAAGTCACCTAATTTCATATCTTTAATTTTTTAATATCCCATTTAGTACCTAGCCTATTTAAAACATTTGTAACTTTATTATTTGTATTTAAAGCTGACCATTTACCATTTATATAATATTTAGTAACATACCCATCTTTTAAAGGAATGTAATCTATATCATTTTTAATATTTACATTAACAAATAATACTATTGATTTTTTAGTTTTCCAAGAATCACATATTCTTTCTAATACTAATCTTTGGCCAACAGGAATATCATTGTTAAATCTTTTAACTTCAAATAATATTAATGCTTCATTATCAAATTCTAATACACCATCTATATCGGTAGGATAAATATTTCCATTTTGTATGCCAGAAAAATCAATAGGCTGTTTTGTTTGGTTTTTATTTCTAATTAAAGTCATAATATTTTTTTTAATTTTTCTTTTACCTTCTTATGTGTATTATATAACGAATAATATGGAATACCAGATTTTCTAGATAATTGTGCAATGCTTTCGCCCCCTTCAATTAATTCATAAACCTTTTT